CTGCGCGCGCTCAGGAAGGGGAAGAGGGTTTCCAGCACCATCGCTAACGTCCGGGTTGACCTCAAGATACGGCCAGTTGTTCGTGTTGGCCGTCTTCCACTGCAATTCGTAGCCTTCGAACTGGCCGCCATAGCCAATGAAAGGCGCTTTCGGGGCCAGCGCAAGCATTTCCGCTTCTTGGCTGACCCAGTAGTTATACATGCGCTGCGCGTCCTTCGCGTTGCGCACAAGTCCACTTATGTAAATCTGACCGTCGACCTCGAACTCGTTGCCGATGACGCGCACGACGGGAATATATTTGCCCGCCCACTCGCGTTCCTCAAGCACTTCGTAACCATTGGTCTTGATCCACATGACGCGGCGGCGCTCGCTCTCACGCGACTTGATCGGTTTGCCGTAAGCCGCTTTGAGGCGCTTGTCTTCCGGCGTGCCAGAAAACGCCGTCACATTGTCCGGGTAAAGGTTGAGCGTTTCGCGCTTGCTGTCGATGTAAAAATATTCAGCGATGCGCACCGTTTCCTGACTGACCCACATGCTCAGCGTCTGGTCGCCCACGCCTTGCGACATCATGCCGGTCACAGGCGTCGCGTCGGGGTACATCGCTTCGTATTCAGCCTTCGGAATGTCTTCCGTAATGAAGCAATAGCGCGCGTCCTGACCGCACGGATCTTGAATCATCGGATCCATGTAGACGCTGAAGCTGCTGCGCACACGGCCAATGCGAATGTCCTGCTCGAACGAGTTCTCGTTCGTGTATTCCGTCAGGACGCGGATATAGCCTTCGCCGTATGTAACCTGGTTGTCGCAAGCCGTGTCATAGGCAACGTCAGCGTCGGACATATACTCAATGTGACGCACGATACCGTCGAAGATCTCCGCAACCTCCGGGTCGGCGTTGTCGTCTGCGGGTATGACGCGCGCGGTCGGGCGGTTCTGGCGTTGCTCATTGGTCACAAGCCGCACATGCTGCGGCAGCTTGTTGATCGTCAGGCACGGGCGCGCGTTGATCGTCTGGCCCTGCACCGCGCCGCGTGTCGCCAGCACGTCCGCCGGCCATTGCCACGCGTTGTCCGGCGAGCCGGCCATGAAGCGCAGATCGTCTAACTCGTCTTCGCGCGAGTCCGAATAGGCCGCCATCGCCACCGTAAAGCGGTGACGCATAGTAGCAAGCCGGTCATCGTCCGGGTTGTCGGAGACTTTGCCAGCGGCGATTACGTCATCACTTGCCACAAGACTTGCCCTTGCTCATGGACGGCTTTTTAGCCGCTGCGCGCTTGGTCGAGTAGGCGATAGCGACCGCCTGTTTCGGCGGCTTGCCGGCCTTGATCTCCGCAGCCACGTTCTTACGGAACGCGTTCTTGCTGGTGCTTTTGACTAACGGCATTAGCGTTTTCCCTTAGCTGTCTTAGCTGACTGCTTGAACGCCTTAGCGGTCGGTGCGCCCTCTGCGCCCGGCTTGCGCATCTTCTCGCCTGACCCGGCTTTGATGCGCGCGCGCTTCGCGTGAATGTTGGCGTAGAGCCCCGGCTTACTTGCCACAGTTCCACCTCCGCATTGACGCCTTGGCCCGCTCCGCGTTCTTCGACTTAGCGACCACGCCGCCCATGCGTGCGCAGAAGCTGGCTTTACGGCCCTTGTCGGCCTCGCTCTTAGGGTTGGGAGCCGGCGGCTTTAGCTTGCTGCCCGTCGCGGCGTTATACTTAGCCCGGCCCTTGGCGGTCAGCCCCGCGCCAGCTTTCGTCGACAGCTTCTCGCCCCGACCAACGGACAGCGAAACGTTCTTGGCCATTAGTGTCCCATCCATCCTGAAGAGGCTGCATTACCACCATAACTGACGCGCGGTCTGTTGTCCATTGGTCTGGCCTCCCTGTGCGCCACAGGATACGCGAACGTCACGGCGATAGCGTCGGCGGCGTCAGGTGAGGCTAGACCGCGCGCCTTCATGTCTTTCTTGCTCTCTAGGAATATAGTCCCCTTACTGTCGGGCTTCATCATCGGGCCGGTCAGGTCGGACTTGAGGAAGCGGTCGTTTGGTATGCTTGCGGTCTTCAGCCACTCCCGCATGGCGTGCCACATCTCGGCGCGCTTGTTCCCGAACATGATCGGACGGGAGGACTTGCTGCCGAAGTTCACGCCCCGGATCTTGTATCGCTGCTCCTTCAGCCGGTCGACGACGCCCGCCCCTAACCCGCCCTCGTCCACGACGACGAGGGCCGGGCGGAACTCTTCGATGATGTCGATTACGCGGCCCACGACCTCCATCGTGTCGTCGCCCCGGTAGCGTCGGATTCCAATGATGTCGCGGCCCTGCCGGATGGCGATGACGGTGGCGTCAGCGCCGAACCTGGCGGGGTCTACACCCACGATTATCGGTGCCGTCTGATCTTTCTGTGGTGCGCGTGTCTGCGCCTCCATGACCAGTGATGACGGTATGAACTGGTCATCGCTCGCGTTCGGGAAGGCTCCGTAGACCTCGACGTGAGCCTGAGCGCTGTCGGGGCCGTATTCGTCGATAATCTGCTGATAGACTGCCTTATCAGTTCCCTCCACGCTTCTGGCGTCAACAACCTTGTTTCGCCAGAAGTCGCGCTTGTTGTGGAAGCACTCGTAGAAGTATCCGCTGTTACGGCGGGGGTTGCTAAAGCTAAGCCAAAAACGATTAGGAGTGTTCTCTGTAAAGAAGCCACTAGCCACCGCCCAGATAGAGTCATCAATACCGCTGGCTTCGTCGAACACCAGCATGACGCCCGCGAAGTTGTGCACGCCCGCGTAGCTGTCAGGGTTCTCGGCCGACCACAGCCGCCCTTCCACGCCCCAGTAACGCGTGCCCAGCTTCAGATCCCGCTCGACCAGTTCCGCTATCCACTTGGCCGGCAGCACTCGCGTCGCGCTTACCTCGAACCAATGGCTGTTGAGACTCATGCTGAGCCACTTGGTTATCTCGGCCCAGGTGACGCTGCGTAGCTGCGCCTCTGAGTTGGCCGACACGATAGTCGTCGAGCCTATGCGTGTGGTCAGCATCCAGATCACGAGCCATGACACTAAGGCCGACTTGCCGATGCCGCGGCCGGATGAGGTGGCCATGCGGAAGGTTTCGTAGTCTACCTTACCGTTGTTTACGCGGATATGTTCTTTGAGATCTTGTAAGACCTCTAGCTGCCATTTGCGCGGGCCTGTGAAGTGTTCCAGCGGCGTGCCGGCCTTACCCCACGGGAACGCCATCCTCACGAACGCGACCGGATCGTTCTTCACCTGCGCCGACCATAGGGTCGCCATCAGCTTCTGTTCTTCGTCCGCTGAGTAGATCGGCACTTGCATCTAATATCTCTCCTTGGATCACGCGCTGCTGCGCCTCTTCTAGCGCCGCTATGATGGATATGCGCTGCTCGACCTGCACCTGCACCGACTGCGGGGCCGTCCACTTATGGACGTGCTTTAGGATGTCCAGCGCCGCTTTTGTGTCGCCAGCGCGGGCGGCGTTGTGCAGCACCTCGGACATTTCCGCCTCGCCCTCTGCGCGCCCCTTCTGCTCAGCATACTCCGCGATGGGGTCGAACTGCACCAGCCGCCGATACTCGGTTGGGGTCATGCCCGCGGCGTAGGCGAGCGTGTCGCCTTTCAGCCCTTTGCGGGCGGCGAGATAGATGCGCTCTAGGACGGCTTCCGTCGCCTCTATTTTGCGCGGCTCATAAGGAAGAGATTCGAACATAAAGAACTTTTTAGCACGAAAAAATAAAAAATAAAAATTGTTCGTGATGGCTACGTATTTCTTAAAGGAGATCCCCAGGCCCAGCCCCCCCCTATTTGTCAACGCTACCTGCGTTAAGGTTAACGCTTAATGACAACGCGGCTCATGTTAACGTTACGCATTAAGGTTAACATATCAGCGGATCATGTTAACCAATAGTCAAATAGTCATGGAGATGCGAGGTCAATGCCGACATAAGTTATGTTGACAAATATAGTCATATAGTCATGGCGATGAGAGGTTGGTGCTAGGTCGCCCTGTGATGACTGCGCGGGCCTGGTCGACGAGGGCCAGGAGGCATAGTCAATAGTC